CTTCACCAAACTTAGAAGCTATACCTCGCTGGTCAATAACAAACGATGGAGCAGCCTTTTCTCTACAAGAAACACTAATTACTCCAGGGCTGGATACGACAACTACCATAACCCGTCAAATAAATACAAGCACAACCACAGAAACTACAACTACCTTTGGGCAATAGCTATAATCCTTTGCCCTGCAAGGGTTTTGGCTAATACAACTGTTGCATCTCCGAGCAGTAACGCACAAGGCGTGGTAAATAATAATGCGACCATGATTACACCAAGCTCAATGCCGAGCTACAGAATGAGTCAAGGCATAGTCTGTGCTTCTCCTAGCCTTACAATTACACCTTATGTCACGGATAGTTGGTCTTTTGCTCTTCCTAGAGAATCAATTACCAGAACACCAATATATGACGAAGAAACGGGAGAGGTCATATATTATTCAGAAATACCTAGATTTGAAAAGGATACCTTTAATTTAAATTATGGTGTATCTGCTCAACTAAACATTCCACTAGGAAAGTCACCAGCACTTTGCCACGAAGCGACTCAGGTGAATATTGAAGCTCAGAGACTACTGATAAAGAAAACTAAAATGGAGATCAGTTTATATCGTTTAGAAATGTGCTCAAAAATGGCAAAGTTGGGAGCTACATATAAATCTGGAACTCCTAGTGCAGTTACCTGTGAAGATATTGTTTACAACATTCCCCCAAATCAAGTTATCCCACATACTCACGAATTAGCCCAGTAGATAAGTCACGGGTATTAAACTCATCTACGGATAATTATTCTACATCTTTTTTCTTCTTTGTCA